GGGTTGAGAAAGGTGGCGCGGAGAGGCAGGCCGCCTACGCACGCGCACGCACGCGAGCAGCACAAAGTTTAGCAGAACAAACCATCGACATTGCAGACGCGGCCACCATCCAAGAGGTGCAGCTGGCCAAGCTACGCTGTGACAGGCGCGCCTGGCTGGCCTCTAAGCTCTCTGAAGAGTTCTCAGACAAGCAGTCTCCCCTGGTCAATATCGACCTTGGAAGCATGGCGCTCGATGCACTGCGCAAGCGCACTGTCGTACTACCAGACGATTCTGCATAAACGAATACCAAATGATTCAGTCACTTTATACAACGACCATTATGTTAAGTGGATAACTAGATATCCACAGAATTAAGTGCATCAAAGTATTACAAGCCTACTTATGCACAGGAATCTGTGGATAAAGTTGGCCAAAATCCGTGGATAAGTCGGTGGTGGCCAGCTGGCGGTCGGTGGCCGTGACCCCCCCCCTTGGCCGGTTTGGCGGGGGCGACTGTGGCGGCACTAAACACCTACAAAAAAAAATTTTAAAAAAAATATTGAACTAGTTACCAAATAAGTCAAATTGTGCAAAAATGTCAACTCCACAAACAACGGAGTAACCGAATGAAATCTAAGTTGGCGACAGTGATCATCAACGGCCATGAGTGGATCGTGATCGACACTGATGAGGAAAAAGACGGGAAGGTGTTCTGCACCTTGATGGGCCAAGATGGTTTGGCAACCTGGCACGCATGGATTGATAAAGACAAGATTGTGGGGATTGTATGAATACGATAATACTGATTAAAGTGAGACAGTTATTCAATGTCGATTATGTGCCACGTAGCACTAATAGACATAATCAACTGCAATATGTCAAAGCATTAAGGCATTTAGGTAATAAATGGTTGATTCACAAAGATAATGAAGTGCAGAGAATCCAGTGAAAAGTAATTTTGTAAATAACCAAGTGCGACTAAATGGTAGTTGCCATGGTCATAAATTACAGAAATGTAATACTTGTTTGATTGAGAAGCCGCCGGAGGGTGGGGTTGAAATGAGTGCGACCAGGTGGTTGTGTGCATCATGCTGGACCGATAGGATCACGGGTCGGAACTTAAAGCAAGTGAGGGGTTTGTGAAAGAAAACGTCTTTGCCCAGTGGGTGGACCGGTATCAGCCTGACCCTGTGCTATTTGTGCGGGAAGTTTTAGGTGTTGATCCTGACCCGTGGCAAGTAAAGTTTCTTGGGGCGATTGCCCGTGGGGATAGGAAGATATCGGTTAGGTCTGGCCACGGGGTGGGAAAGAGTACGGCAAGCAGCTGGGCCATGCTCTGGTACTTTATGACGCGGTCTCCGGTCAAGGTGGTGGTGACTGCACCGACAAGCTCACAGCTTTATGACGCGATGTTTGCGGAGTTAAAGAGGTGGATCAACGCGATGCCTTTGCCTTTGCAGGGGTTGTTGACTGTCAAGCAAGAGAGGATTGAATTCAATGCTGCACCGACTGAGATGTTTATTTCAGCCAGGACAAGTAGAGCAGAGCAGCCAGAGGCTTTGCAGGGAATTCACTCAGAGAATGTAATGCTGGTGGCCGATGAGGCATCTGGTGTGCCAGAGCAAGTATTTGAGGCGGCAGCTGGCTCGATGTCTGGCCACAACGCGGTGACGCTGTTATTGGGGAATCCGGTGCGAAGCTCTGGGTTTTTCTATGACACCCACACGCGCCTGGCAGATGAGTGGACCACATTCCAAGTGGCCTGCACTGACTCGCCAAGGGTGAGTGATGAGTACGTCAAAGAGATGGCCATGCGGTATGGGGAAGAGAGTAATGTCTACCGGATCAGGGTGATTGGGGAGTTTCCCAAAGGGGATGACGACACTGTCATTGCCATGGATTTGCTTGAGAGTGCGGTCAATCGGGATGTGGCGCCAAGCGACTACGCGCCCATGCTCTGGGGCTTGGATGTGGCAAGGTTTGGAAGTGACAGGTCAGCGCTATGCAAGCGCCAAGGGAATGCGGTCACAGAGAATATCCGAACATGGAAAAATCTGGACCTGATGCAACTGACTGGCGCGGTGGTGGCCGAGTACCAGGCGCTGGCGCCAAGTGCGCAGCCAAAAGAGATTCTGGTGGATAGCATTGGACTTGGCGCTGGTGTGGTGGACCGGCTCAGAGAGCTGGGCCTGCCGGCCAGAGGGATCAATGTGAGTGAATCACCCGCGATGGGTGGAACGTACAGAAATCTGAAAGCAGAACTTTGGTACAAGGCACGGGCGTGGCTGGAGGCACGGGACTGCAAGATGCCAAAGGATGAGGTGCTGATTGCTGAACTAGCCACAGTGCGGTACTCAATCACCAGCAATGGCAAGATCGCCATTGAGGGAAAAGACGAGATCAAGAGACGCGGCCTGCCAAGCCCAGACAAGGCCGATGCCTTTGTCCTGACGTTTGCCAGTGACGCAATGGCGGGAATGTACGGGTCTGGTGGAAGCAATAAGTGGTCTCAGCCACTGCGCAGAAACCTGGTCAGGGTTGCATAATTCGGGTATTGACAAACCAATGGGGGAAACCTATGAAGGCAATGAGTAAAGCGCAAAAGAAGGTCGGCAAGGTAATGCATGAATTCAAGACCGGCAAGCTCCACAGCGGTGGCACTGGCAAGGTGGTGAAGAATCCACAGCAAGCAATTGCCATTGCATTGTCTGAGGCCAAGATCAAACAGAAACCAAAAAAGGGGATGAAATAATGGCCACCATGCAACGCACCATGAGCCAAGTCATGGACAAGATGCCTGGCGAAGACATGAGCGCAGGCGAAAACTGCCCCATGCCTACGCAAGACATTACGCTGAATCTGAAAAACCGCGCCAAGGCAATCACCAGCGCGGCCTATGGTCCTGAGAATCCCAAACTGCCAAACAGCGCGTTTTGGCAAAAGAAGGCAGACCAGTGGGATGTCTCAGCCGAAGATGCCAAGAAAAGCCGATGCGGAAACTGCGCGGCATTCAATGTGTCTGACAAGCTAAAGCAGTGCATTGCGCAGGGTATTGGCATGGAAGCTGACCCATGGGGAACAATCAAGTTGGCCGATCTGGGTTACTGCGAAATCTTTGATTTCAAATGCGCAGCGAGCCGCACTTGCGATGCATGGGTGGTGGGTGGTCCTAATACGGGTGAAGGCGATGGCCAAGACATGGGCGATGACCAAGAAAACTCAGAAGATTCTTTGATCACGATCAATTTACATGGAAAGGATTGAATGATGAAAGCTGGACTCTATGCCAACATCAATGCAAAGCAGGCTCGGATAGCCGCTGGCTCAAAAGAAAAAATGCGCAAGCCTGGCACAAAAGGCGCGCCAACAGCCGCTGACTTCAAGGCTGCGGCCAAGACTGCAAAGAAGCCAAAGAAATGAAAACCCCAGCTTGGCAGCGTAAAGAGGGCAAAAGCCCATCAGGTGGCTTAAATGCCAAGGGCCGTGCCAGTGCGAAGGCGCAGGGTATGGATTTGAAAGCGCCAGTCAAAGCAGGCGATAACCCGAGACGCGCCAGCTTCTTGGCGCGTATGGGCAATATGCCTGGTCCTGAGATGAAGGGCGGTGAGCCGACCAGGCTGCTGCTTTCATTGAAGGCATGGGGTGCAAGCTCCAAGGCTGATGCCAAGGCCAAGGCGGCTGCAATATCTGCAAGAAACAAGGCAAAGAAATGATTTGTCCAATTGTCATTGCCACTGTCAAGGGCCACGGGTTGGCTGTATTGCTGGAAAGCATCAAGCAATACGCGCCAGAGTGTCCGGTCTATCTGCGTGGCCCTGAGTCGGTGATTGAGAATTTCCAAGCAGACTACAAAATCTATGGCCAACCAAGGAACTTTGGCGAGGACTACAACGAGGTGATCACGGCAGCGTTCAAGGACTGGTCATCATGCATTGTGGCCAATGACGACATTGTGCTGACCCCCACCAGCGTGAAGGTGCTGATGGAAGATGTGGCCATTGTCAGGACCATGAACAGCTACAAAGCGGGGTGGG